CCTGGTCTGACCGGACTGAGGGATTGTAGATATTGACTGTGTTACCTCCACCCTGGCCTATATATTCTCCGGCGTGTACCATCGCTGGTATTGGTGTCCCTGGGATGCCTGGGATTATGCCTTCAAAGCCTTGGAAACTAGGAAGTGAGAAATCAAGTTTCTTTCCTGTTAAAAGATTAGTTAAAATACCGATGCCGCTGAATTTAGTTGCCAACTGCACTACGAATGCAATAACTTTAGCTAACATTTCAAGGATAGGTGTTAAAATTTCTAATATTGGCGTTAGTATTTCAAACAAATTTCCGACTATATCCAAAACTGGTTCAAGAGCTGGTAATAAAGCCTCGATAATTTCTAAACATGGCTTCAATACTGCCATGACAAATTTCAGCATTAAATCAAAAGGTATTGCTTTCATCAGCCGAGTTAAAATTTCAACAAGTGGCGGCAAAAGGTCACCTAGCAATTCCCCAATTTCCTTTATAGGAAGTACCTTAATTAGTTCGCTGAAAGCATCAATGAGTGGCCGCAAAGCAGGAACTAATGCTATTCCTATTTGGTTCACCACGCCGCCAAATTGAGCAGTCAGTGAATCAAGGGCATCATTAAAACTGGCACCTGCTTTAACATCCTCTTCCCCCATGACAATTCCGAGTTCATGGGCTTTTGTCCGCATATCCTCCAATCCTTGAATGCCACCAGCAAGCATCGGTAGCATGTCAGTACCAGACCTACCGAATATATCAATAGCTAAAGCTGCTTTTGTTGTTGGGTCTTCGACTTGGGCTAAAGAACCAGCGAGTTTTAGAAATTGCTGGTCTGGGGATAATCCCTGAAGGTCTTCGATAGTTAAACCTAAAGCGGCGAGTTTATCTTTGGCTTGTTGCCCTCCAGTAGCAGCTTCATTTATGGTGACTGCCATTCGTTTTGTGCCTACTTCTAAACCTTCAATCGAAGTGCCGGAAAGTTTAGCAGCATAACCGAGTTCCTGTAGAAGAGTTGTTGAAAGCCCTGTCCGTTGCCCCATCTCTTCCAGATTGTCGGCTGTAGAAGCTGCTGTCTTTGCCATGCCGAATAAGGCAGCAGCACCTCCAATGGCAGCGCCGCCAGCAACCAAACCAACAGTTTTCCAATTGACCGATGCTTTCTTTACTTTGTCACCGATGCCACTTAGTGTTTTATCGAGGTCACCAGTGTCACCTGTTATCTTTAAGACTGCATCGCCAACAGTAATTGCCACGACTCATACCTTCTTATAATTGATTCCCGCTTGCTTAAAAAATTGTTCATCGGAAACAACAACAGAGCGACTTCCAAAGGTTGCCGTCTCTCTATTTTTGCGTTCTACTAGTTTTGCTACCATCAGATTCATCTCTTCATTTGTCCAGTTAGACATAATATATTCTGGTGTCAAATGCCATTCTACTAATAAGAGTTCAAAAATTCCCCCTATTGAATAATGTCCCTCTTCATTATGGTCATCACCCGAAGAGATGCCCCGAAAAAAGGGGCTTCAAAAGCAACAACCTCCTCAAGTGCAGCAAGAATTTCTTTTGATGTCGCTGAGTTCTCAATCTCTTCTCTGTTTAAATTTTCGGCATAATCAAAGAAAAGCTCTGCCATCTGTTCAGGCTTATCCAGCAAAACTTTCAACATGGCATGAGAAAATTCCTCCGGATTATCAGAGAGAATTTTAGAGAGTCCGGAAGTTTCATTTATTGCCTCGATGAATTTCCTACGCCAAGGTGTAGATTTCTTCCAAACCAGTGGCTTGAGTTCATACTGCTTACCACCAAATACTACAGTTACAGGGACTTGAGCAACTTTCTGCTCCTCAGTTCGTTCCATCTTTCACCTCTTATGAAGTAGAATCGACTATAGTTATATCGCTGGCACCCTTCAGTGCCTGGAATTCCACAGGAACTACCGTCTCTTCACCTTTCTTAAAGGGCATCCCGACTGAGCCTACGGCAGTAGCCAGAGGGATTGTTATTGTCCGAGCGAAACCGGCCGGATTAGTACCGACTATCTGAATCGACATCTCTTTGATTAGACCGCCGCCGATAGTAATTGTGCTGGCTGCCAAAACTGAGCCCGCAATGGCCTTGTCCATGTTTATCAGACTGGACTCAGACATATTGCACTTGACAGACAGTTTCTCTTTGGTGATTACCCTTTTTATCGGAAGAGTCAATTCTTCAACGTCGATGTCGGCTGTGTCGGCGCTATATTCGAGGGTCACGCCATCTTTGGTGTAACCGACCTCGACATAGCTGCCGCCCACCGGATACTTGAAATAGAGGATTGCTACGCCTACGAGTACATTTGAAGCCGTCTTTGCCATATTTCATACCTCCTAAGTTGGATTCGATACCTTTAATGCCAGGTAAGAGTCACCCACATCTCCGCCGGTGCCTGGCTTGAATTTAAGATTGCCGGATGAATCGTTCCACAAGTCGGGAAGGAAAGGACCGAAAACGCTGACCTTTGATGCCGTTGGCGAAAGCGTCAATGTCTCTGTGCGGGCATATTTGTCCGCGATTGCCGTAACTGAGATGGTCTTGACGCTGGCGCCGGCCGCCACAACCAGAACTGTCTTGCCATCGTTAGGCATGATGAAAAAGTCCGTTCCGGCTGCATTGCCAGCCTTTGCACTGGCGTGGCCGGCCACATCGAGGACACCGGCCTTGACTGCTGATACTACTGTGAAAGTTTGGTCTGCCATAAATTACCTCCTTAACATTGCTTGATGCGCATTGAAGCGCGCTTTGATTATCTCCTCAGAGTCAGTTTCGACTACTTCTGGCTCTGGTATTACCTGTTTTACCTTAGATGCCTCAATTTTTGCCTCCTGTGGCTCTACAGGCGGTTCTAGGGGCTCTTCCTTAAATTCTAGGGATGCTGCTGGTGGAAGTTCTGTCATATAAGCTGATGAATTCTCTTTATCTTCTCCCGTAACTTCTCCCTTTTTGAGCCTATCGGGTAAAGGCATCAACTCATCTGGATTGATTTCTTGTGTCATTCCTATTAACCTCTTTTTGTGTTTTTTACTCATCTCACCATAACCTCAAAAAAGGTCAGGACTCTAAAGTAACCCTGCACTTCGGAATCAACCAAGTCCTGTCCCTGTACCTCTTCCCGCGCTGAAAGAATATAACTAGAACCTACCTTTACATTTTGAATTCCCTGGAGAGCATCATATAAAGCGCGATAGACTTGTCTGGCTTCAATAGGGTCATCAGCCCAGCAATCGAACTGAACACTGGGCAAAGGTATCCCTGGAATATAAGGTGTTGAAGTTCCGCCCCTAGTAAAGAATCCGATTGCTGGCAAGGTGGCATTCTCAGGCAAGCGCGGGCAATAGATTCGAGTGCTAACCAGTGCTGTCAAAGCAGCATCGGTAGCCAAGTAAGATTTTATGATTGCGTTAGTGTCTATCATGGTAAGTGAGCCTTCATTCTCTCAGAAAATTTGGGGCCGAATTTATCAAAGGCAGGTTTTATATAAGGATGAGGATTAGTGCCTGGATGCCGAACGCTTTTACCAAAAAATGTCTCCCCATCGGTTAATACCTTCGCTGTTTTTACTGTTATGATATGAGGTCTAGTACCTACTTCTAAATAACCGCCATAGCCAGATGTGGAATAGACAGCACCTTGTATTTTGGAATCATCAACGACTTTATCGGGCTGTGCATCTTTGCCTTTAGCAACTGTCCCCATGCCTGACACATCGCCAGTTAATGACCTCATATTGTGTCCTGTTAATTTGGGTGAATCCCTAGTGGCTTCATTCCAGACACCAACTACAGTATCCCTCATGGCTTCCCTGGCGGCCTTCAGGACTGTTTCGGTGGCTTCTTTGGTTTTTAGGTTTAACGTTACGCTGACATTCATTCTCATTTTACTGTCCTAATTGCCAACTCTTTATGGTGTGCGGCTGTGCCATTTTGCCTGCTCTTCACGCCCAAGATTTCGTAAGTCTCGCTGTTCAAAACGACCCTATCCTGAGCGGTGACATCGACATCGTTCATAAATAAGTCAAGGTCGTAGATAAGCACCTCAGCACCTACTTTGATTTCATTATTCTTAGGCTCACTATAGCGGCATGGCTGATTCACAAGATGATTAGCCCATGTCTTTACAGGGTTGCCATAGGCATCTTGAGCGCCAACTGTAAAGCGGCGAATAGTGGCGGTGTTTATCAATAAATCGGTATAGCTCACTCGCTCTCCTCAAATTCACCAATACTTGCCAAGTCCATCTCTGCCCAATCTACTATCGGCCCGGAACCAGAGGCATCACGATATCTTTGCGCCAGAGCCAGCATATTGTCTGTTTGTTTCTTTGTGTAGGCGTAGTCACCTATCTTCTCGCTGGTGGCAGTTTCTGTCAAAGCAGCTGCCCATGCCTCTAAAGCTAAAGCCGAGGCCAAAAGTATGTCATCGCTGGCCTCATCTAAGAAGACCTGTATTTCCTCATCGGTAAAATGGGCATCGGTAGCCGGCGTGACATCGGTGTCAGCTATCTTCAATCGGACTTTGCCGATAAGAGTTGTTAAGTCATAAGTTGCCGTCATTCTGGTATATCTCCATCAGCCAGAACGCCATGCTCTGTAAAATAGGCTGGCCATTTTTCGGCACCCTTACGGATACATTCATCCAGAGTGCATTTATTCCCATGCCGCTTTGAGCAATCGACTGCTTTGCAGTATTTCGAGTTATAAGGCTCTCTGTCTTTCGCCATGACTACTCCTAGAAATAAGTTACTGTGAAATTACCTGCGAACGTGGCATCGTAATCAAAATAAATACCTGTCAACATTTCACAATCAAGTATCAATGTAAACGGTTGGCATGATACCTGGACAGCACTTCTTAGAATGAGGGTAGCAATAAGTGTTCCTGCAGCACTTACACCATCGTATATAGCAACATCGCCCACTGTGGTCATGCCGTTAAATGTTATTGAGTGCAAAACGCAAGCCCCAGTATGGACTAAAGTGTCTGCGGTAACATTCTTTTTCTTCCAGGGAAAGTCTATTGCTGGATTCATAATTTACCTCCTATTCTCCATTGTTGTACCATGAATATCGTGTAAACCACCACCATAGCCAACCCCAATTTAAGGCCATCCAATGTACCTTGACTGCTATAATTTCGGTTCCAGGATTAAGAATGGTCTGTAGAGAATACCCGAATATGGCTATTGCATTTGCAGGATCGTCAGTAACCGCACCCAAATTATTGATGTAAAGTGATTGCCCTATTACTATGGGGGCTATGGCAGCCGTAACCGATACTCGCCATATCCCTTCAGTATCAATAGGAACATTCTCAGATGTTGAAGTCGCAGTTTTTAGCGCAATGCCTACGCCTTCCCAGAAGCCCACTGGTTGTCCTTTCTGAACCAGTCCTGAGCCCGGGGCGTGGACAAGCACGACTTCCTGCACGTAGACATGCCGCCCCTCATAAGTGGACGACACTTCCTCTCCGGCCTCTCGGTAAGGGTCTAAATAATAGTTAGCGCCGACTTCGGCAGGTTGCTCAATCCATCCAGCCATTTCTTCTCCAGTTCCCTCAGAGGGGAAGGGAAGGGGTGACCTAACCTTCCCCTCTAAGAGTAGAATTTAGCTTATGTGCCCGCCCATGTAGGTAGCTCTCCAATCGAGCTTATTGCAGCCGAAGATGTCCCTCACGCGGTAGAAGACATTATCGGTTCCAAAATCACCGGTCATCGGGCCGACTTCGCCGCCGCCCAGTGAAACCTTGTCGCTGGCCTTCATGCAAATCTCCGGCCTCTCATGTCCAGCCAGATAGTCACATTCCATAGCGGCGATATCCGTTGGCGCAGCAAACAGATACCATCCTGTCGAGCCGGTGGTCGAGGTATCCATTACTGGCAGATAAGGGTCAACCACTAAAGTCAGACCCATCTGCGGTAACACGTTGGTCATTGGCCAAGGTGTCGGGGTTGCTCCGGTTCCTTCAGCCCACATCTTTACAGCCGAAGTCAGTATTTGCCTTGCCGACATCTCCAATGCTGGAGGAACCGCAAGGATTGCAGCCCTGTTCATTATAGGCTCGCCATTAGCATCAACGACTCCAGCCATGAACTGCAAACCTGCCTCAAGACCTAGTATGCTCAAGAGAGTAGCCACGCAGTTGATTTCTCCCGCTCCTGCCGTGGAGTAGAGATTAGCGGTATGGTTAGCACCCACATCATGCGCATAAGTACCAGTCACCAAGCGGTGCTCAGTCCTTACTGCGGCGCGGGCGAACCTCACGGGCGTGTCCTTCAAAGCGCCGATGTCATCGTTTATCAGTGCCTCCCAGGAAATATCGAACTGGCGTCCGTACTTCCTGACATAGCAAGAATAACGAGTCTCGTCTCTTTCCGAGGTCAGATACTCACCCTTCTCAGCTACCAACTCTAAGTGCTGGTCACCGCCGGTAATGGCGAATCTATATCCGCCCACCTGGGGATAAATTCTCGGCACAGTTCCCATTCTCACAAAGGCCTTCCACACTGGGTCAACGGCCTTATAAGAGGCCAGGACCTGTCTGTCGAGAACATCGCCGAACAGGTAGGGGAAGTCCGATGTGGTCAATGCTTCCCTAAGTAGGTAT